TAATCGATATGCAGCCTTGAATATGTTTCCTATGTTGAAGTTCATGTTACGGTGTTCGATAAGGTCGCCTAACTCTGTGGCACCTTGAGGTATCTTGTAGTAATCACTTGACCATCCGTCCGGCAATTTCATTCTTCCACTCTTTATATTCAGCATGACTTGTATAGTATCTAATGACAGACTTAAGGCTCTTAAGTATTTTCTTTCGATCCTTGATGTCTTCTTCGAGAGTCATATTGCTACTATAAGCGAGATAATAAGATTCTTTTAAGTCATCAATTACTATGTTTCGTAAGTGTTCATCATCTATAGTTAGTGTTATTTCGTGCATTACTTTTCTCGATCAGTATCTGCTTCATACCACTGCCTACAAACAAAGTTGTCACCAAAGCTATCAATAAGCTCTTTAGGATAACCATTGCGAATAAGCCACGGAATTACATAAGTGACATCATTTGGTACTTCCTTAGGAAAACCGTAACGCCAACCCTCAGGTGGATCTATCATGTACATCAATTCTCTCCCAATACAGTTGGTGTCCATAGTTTCACTTGCATCTTCTCACTGTCCCAATCATCCGCTCTCAAAATGCGCGCACATCTTGCTTGCACAAGAGCATCAATCTCCATGAGGCTTTTCTTCTTGAATTGCTCGACAACAGCCTTCCAAGCCTCTTCAGTATTGAAACCTCCTCGTGTCATCACATACTCATTCAAGAGTTTCTCTGCGGTCACTGGGCCTACACCAGGACACCCCCCATAGTTATCTGAGGTGTCTCCTGAGAGAGTTTGTTTTAACCAGTGAAAGTCTGCATCACCTAGTGATACAAAATGTAGCGAACCTTCTCGCCATACGTTAGTCGGTATGGTGAGCATGTCCTTATCTTGGGATACAATGACAGGGTTCTCATATTTACCATTAGTAGCGAAGATTCCGAGTATGTCGTCAGCTTCTAACTTTGGTAAGGTGTGACACTCATAGTTCTCATGAATACGTGTCTTAAGGTCTTTAAAGCATAGAGGCTTTCTGCCACCTCGTTTTGCTTTGTATAAAGGATAGACTTCTTTACGGAAGTTCTCCTTGTCACTGAAGGCAAATAGAATAGATTGTTCTCCACCAATAGCCCTCTGTGTTGTCTTGAGCATTGTCTGGAAGGTATCCCAGGCTTGCTTTACGTTCGATGCTAGGATGATATTTTCGTCATCCCATCTTGCTTCATATTCGACTGCTGCTGATGCGACATGAACATACTCGTCACCATCTATTAGTAACGTTCTATTCATAGTTTAGCTTTCGGTGGTCTACCTTTTCTAGTAGCAGCCTTGGTTACATAAGGATCTATTGTTAATTCTCTATCTGCTTCCTCATATGCTGCATTTATAGAGTCACGGGGTAGAGGTGATCCATCAGACCGTTTATCAGGAACAGAAGTATCGCTAGTGTCTCTATCAAGTTTGTCGTAGGCTTCAGCTTTACGTTTCATATCTTCATATTCTACACATGTATCTGGCATAGACCGCCCACACTTAGTGCAGTTATTGGTATCAAAACTGTAGTTATTGCAGTCAGCAACTAGTATTGGTTTCATCCTTTAATCCTCAACCCATAAATACTGTGTGACAGCATGGTAATTTCCAATGTAATGTCCGGCGTGAAAACAGAAAGGCTCCATACTGTTGCAGCCTTGTGTATTCATGAAGCGTCTAAATTCTCCGTAAACAATATGTTCGCTAGGAGTTATTCCAAAATCCTTTAAAAGTTGATATAGTTTCTCTGTTGCTTCTAAGTCTGTTCCGCTATGGAAGAGGGACCAATGGTCTGTCATCCAATCATAAGGGCTGGTCATGTTTTAACTCACTGCAAGGGATAAAGGTTGTCATGTTTCCAGAGGATGGATGTGGGCAGTATCTCTCTGACTCTTTAATTGTTGTGTATCCGTTAGTATCCAATTGCATTGCTGTTGTGCATCCAAATAAGAAACTAGAGATAACAAGTGTAATCGCCCAGAAGTAATGGTTAGTCATATCGTTAGTGCTCTCCACGAGAATGGATATAGGTTGAGCATGTGGCTCCCTATCATGTGCGCTATTTGTTGAGTTTCTAGTTGTGCGTGTTTGTCTGCTCTAAGGTTATAAACTCTGGACCAACCTAAGAGGCTGCCTGTCCACACCCATTCGGTATACATAGCTTGAGGTAAAACCATCCGAGCTTGCTCAGGACAGACATCAAGCTCAAGTAAAGCTCGATAGGTTTCTAACGCTGACACATAGAGTTCATTAGGTAATGATGTGCAACCAGCGTCAGTCTCTCGTTCAAGGATAGGATCTAAGTCTACCTTATCGCTGCTAGAGCCTTGCTTGATGTCATCAGCTCTACGTCTCCAATAGTCAGGCTCATAGAACTCAGGTTCCTCATCGACGTAACGTCTACTAATCTCATTCCACGCAAATCCTACTCTGTGCTTTTGCAATTGCCTTGCTACAAAGATAGGCGATTTGATACGGAAGGAGACCTGGGGGTGAGCAAATGGTTCCCAGTGCTTATGTTCTGCTAGGTAACGGATTAATCTAGCGTCTGCTCCATTAAACTCATCGTGCCATCTACCTAAGGATACTCTAGCTGCATTAACGACGCTTAGGTCGTCCCCCATACTCTCCAACAACTTGACTTTCAAAATCACCCTCTAACGTTATAGTTACTTCCATTATTTCATCAGCGCGCTTTTTGTATGCAACACGCCTCGCTGGTTGTTTGTATGTAAATAAATCTGCCATACCAAAATCAACAAGCTTACGGTGTAGATGTCTTCCACCAACAAATTTATCCCCAACACGCACAACATATGCTTTTCTAATTATTGTCATGCGATTCTTGGGCCTCTGAATACTCATCTTCTAGGATGTCTACGTCTTGTACTTCTAACCAAGACAAACCTTTAACGGTCGGTCTCCAGTCACGGCTATAAACATTGTTGTGAACTTTAGTGCTGATGTAACCAAGAGATGCAGCCATTGCTACGTAATCTGCTTTTGCTCTTGCGTAGTCGCTCTGAACACTAAATGATCTACGATATGCTTCTAAGACTACATCGAATAGTTTTTTATCTATGAGTTCTTTAAGTGGTTTCAATGTCCCTCAATCCCCATAAGGATAACTACATTCATAACAGCAGCTACAGTCATGAAGGCTGCAAACCAACTGACTAGTTCTATCATTCGCCATAAGCTCAATGTGTGTCACTCCAGTTGTTTCCAATGACGTAATTACTGTCTAATGGAACTTTAAAGTTAAAAGGTTCTCCAGCGGATTGCGCCTGTTCAACCAGTAGTTTTCCCACAATGTCTGCAAGCTCTTCTTTGCATGCGACTTGAATTTCATCATGTATCCATCCTGCTATTACATAGTCTCCATCGTATCCATGTACGTACCCTTTGGCACACATTTGGTCATAAAAAGAGACCAACCATTGCTTACATAAGATAGCTCCGGCCCCTTGTAGTAAAACATTGAGTGCGGAGTGTTGTGAACGAATGTGAAGGTATCGACCATCAAGACCGTTTATATAACCTTTGTCACAAGCAATCGTTACGACCTCTATGAGTTTCGCATAGGCTGGCATCTGAGCCATAAAACGAGACTTTAACCTTGCTCCATCCTTCTCAGATAACCCACAGATGACACCTAGTTTACGTGATGATGCACCATACAAAAGCGCATAAATAAAAGTCTTTGCTTGGTCTCGTGTTTGTAACCCTGCAAGATTCTTATTATGTGTATGGACATCACCTTCACATACTACTTTTGTATATTCCCCTTCGTCGAAGTGGGAGAGGTAGTGGGCAAACGTTCGAAGTTCCAATCCCGAAAAGTCAGCTCCAACGAGTTTCCATTTAGGAGGAACTGTGAAACAAGCACGACACTCTTTCCCATAAGGCGCTCTGTTCGCTGGCACTGCTGAGACATTCGGAGAGTGATGTGACGCTCGTCCGGAGACTGTTCCACCCGAATTGATGGTTCCGTGGATACGCCCGTCGCTTTCAACCAGTCTAAGCCATGCGCCATCTCCATCCCCAATCTGAGATAGACGCTTCGAGACAAGGAGATATTCGACCAAGAGTTGGGCTTCGGGCTGATTAATTCGGCTGAGGATAGGCTCGTCCAGTTTAGCTCTTCCGCTTTCGGTGAACTCTGTAGGTTCCCATCCGGCTTCTTTAAGTTTTTTCTCAATGTGATGTCTCGAATTGGGGTTGAACACGACCATCTTCATCTTGGTCACTGGAACACCCTTGAGATACCCAAGCTTCTTGTTGTCCCGTTTTGGGATCAATACCTTGTCCACTTCCTCCCATTCGCCGAATTTCTCCTTGAGTGCTTTCTCCAGTTCGTCCCTGCGTTTCACTAGCGTCACATAGAGTTCGTGGGCTTTCGCTTGATCGAACGTCCATCCCTCCTGTTGCATCAGCGTGACTATCGCTGCCACCTGATGCTCTAACGCAAAAGGGACAGGGGGATAATCCCAAGGTTTCAAGTGACGCAATAAACGGAAGGTAGTCCTTACGTCTTGCTCCATGTAGGAGTGCATCTCTTCGTTCCATTCCTCCCAGCCACCCTCATAGTCAGCTTTAGGAACACCAAGACGTTGACCCCATGCCTTTAAGCTATGAGATCCAATTAGCTTGGACTCAAAGTTTATTCTTGTGAGGTCTTCTTGCTTAACATTAGGCTGGCATAACCTAGCAGTAACCAAGGTATCAATAATACGAGTCCCTGGACGATAGTTCCAATTGTAGAGCTTTTTAAGGACAGGTAAGTCATAACCAATGATGTTATGTCCAACGAGGACATCTGCATCGTATAAGTCCTCCAATGCTTTTTCTATTTCGTCATATTTGTAAGACCACTGTTCACCTGTTTCGGTATCCAATAGTGCAATACAATGAACCTTCGTTACTTCTTTTATTAAACCATTCGATTCTAAGTCGAATAAGATTGATTTCAAAGACCAACTCCTGATGCAACTGGGACCAACCGTCCCTGTACGTTATATTCAACCGTGTCTGCTGGACCTAACTGCCCGTCATTTCGATCCTTGAGTATTCTGATGAGTGATTGATTTGGTTTATCTGATTGCTGGTCACGCTCTAGCGCCCACACAACATCACTAAGCTGTTTGAGCGAACCTGAGCCACGTAAGTCACGTAGAGTTACACGACCGCCTTCTTCGTGTGGTTTACCATCAGGCTGACGAAGATGAACAATGGCAATTACACCAAGACCTGTCTCTTGTATTAACGAGCGTAACTTGGTGAGGAGCACATCGATATCTCTACGCTCTCCTTCGCTCGATGATTGCTGCCCAGAGATTACAATGGAGATATGGTCGAGTATCACAAAGTTTACTTTGAGAACTTGTCGCATATATCGGATTTTTGACAGCAGTCGTTCTGATTCTAACGAGCCAAAATGGTCGTAGAAATACATTCGTTCCGATAAGACACGAGATAGAGAAATTTCCCATTGGTCGTCCGACAGAATACTTGGGTCTTCACGTAGGGATCTGAGGCGCACATTGTTATCGAGCGCCACATAGGCTTGAGCTGTTGTCGTAATTGCCTCTTCAAGAAAGATATTACCAATTGTCAAGCCGTGATGTTGATGTAACCAATATCCTACCTCTCTAGCGATAGTTGATTTACCTATTCCAGAACCAGCAGTGAGAAGCGTTAACTGCCCTTCAAAGATTCCACCCAGTTTATATGTTAGGGTAGGCCAGGGGAGGGAGTAACCAGATATCATTGCCTTACGTAATTGATCCTTGGTGAACTGATTGCCACTAAGGATACCGTCCGGACGCCATTCAGTAGCATTCCAAAAGGCATTAGTAATAGGAGCTGCGCCATCATTAACAAGAACATCATTCCCGTCTTTCCTAGCTAGACTCATAACATATACACGACCAACAGGAAGTATCTCTGCTATCTTTTGTGTTGCTGCTTTGCCTGGTTCGTCATTATCTAAACACAAGATAATTCGTTCGTATTGACAAAGATAATCATATGCTTGCTTGATTGCTTTAAGAGCACTCTGTGCGCCATCAGGTAATGAGACTACAGCCCATTTTAAACTAAATGCTTGCGCTATAGAAAGTGCATCAACTTCACCTTCGCAAATTACTATGGCTTTTCCGTTTGCCCATAGATGCTGACCGTAGAGAGGTAGTGCTTGGCTTCTATCTCCCACCCATCTAAATTGCTTTCCGGCGCTACGGATCTTTTGAGCGACAACGCGTCCAGAAGCATCACAATAGTTTGCAATTTGTATTGGTTCACCTGTTTCATCTTCACCACATTGATATCCGAATTTTCTACAGGTTTCCTCTTTAAGCGCACGTTTCGGGATGTCCACATAGCTTCCGGAAAGTAGGCGTCTAGTAGTAGGTCTTGATGTTTGATCCACGACATTCCTATCTGTATCCTTAGAAGGGCCTCCATACGTCAAACAAACATAACAATATGTTGAATCGTCTTCATAAAAAGCATTAGCATCTGAAGACCCACAATTTTGACAAGGAATGTGACGTATGAAGGTTCCCATGAGTTATTTTACCTTGCTAATGTTTTCTAAATTTACCCACCAATAGTTCTTCTCACGCATTCTGGCATCTGGATCTTCACCCATGCCATTATGTCCGTCAGCCCAATCGGTGAACTTAATGAGATAACGCGGTATTCCGCTATCGTTACTAAAAGCTTGAACCTTGCCAGTCTTATATTTCAAGCTAACGCCGCTCTGTCCTGCATGAGGAAACTTAGCGTCTTTATCTGGGCTGCCTCTGCCATTATAGATAACAGAATCCCCGATTTTTAGATCATCAGAGAAGCAATCATTTACAACCTTATCCCAGTAGTCATGAGCAGCTTGATTGACTTCTTCTGGACAAGTATCTTCTTCCTCTACTAGTTCTTCTTCTTCGATTTCATCATCATCAAGGTATTCAGAATAATCACTCTCAAGGTCTTCGTTGTCTTCCCATTGGTAATTACTGTGAATTACATAATCAGGACGAAGCTTTCCTTGTTTTGGTTGTGTCTTTTCAACACCAACATACACAAATCCTGCTGATCTAAGGAACTGTGCAAACGTTTCTACAACCTTGGGCAAGTAGTCTGCGTTGTTATTATCCAAGGAGAACGTTACGTCTTTCCCAAAGCCTTTATAGCTAAGGGTCATCTTTGAATTAAACTCTTTATCGTCTCTCATCATACTCATGCTGCTTTTACCTCATAGCGCGCATAATGTTTTCCATTTGCATCAGCTTTGATATTAGTTTTGATATCAATTCCGATCTTACGTAGATCGTATATGCAAGCAGCCAGTCGCATAATCCCGTAGACATGAAGAGCTTCAATGGGTGAGATTGAGCCTTTGCGTGTTAAGTGATTGAGCACCTTTCGTGCTTGTGGTTTTAGATTGAGCATATCTGCTAGTTTTGCGTTTTGAGTCGCTCTTTGGCTTCTAATAACCATGATAATGGTATTGTTCCTTTGTCTGCATAAGGGAAACCGTGGTCGTCAGCCCACTTACCTAAAGTGGTCTTTGAACCCTTATAAATTTTGGATGTAGCCCTATCGAATACAATTCGAATGTCTAAGTGAGGGTGCTGTTCCTTCACTCTGATAAGCTTTTGCCTATCTTCTGAGTCAAACCACGAGCCTTTAACTTCAATGATGATGTCACCAAGTATGAAGTCGGGCATGTATGTGGAGTGGCGCTCTGGAACTGTATATGGGATTTTTAGTGTCTCATATTCAAATGCAACACCAGTTTGTTTTAACTGAATTGCAACATTGTGTTCCAACTTAGATCGATATCGAATTTTATCTAGGATAGGTGTTTGTGGCTTGAACTTATTAGAGATCCAACGCACTCAGCTCACTCGTTGAGGTGGTCTTTGTTGTTGGAACATAGTTATCTTCTGAGTCAGTCGTATATCCATCCTCGATATCATCGAAGGCGCAACTGCTTTGTTCTTTAAGGTCTACGACTTGCACTTGATTTAAACGCAGGGAAATACCTTCGCCGTAGTTATAAACCTCAGCAATAAATCGAACCTTAGATCCACCGCCAACTCGTGCGGTTATTGGGTTTTTGTGTGAGTCATAAATTACAGGCTTATACTGACTCTTAGCTGATATAAGAAACACACTCTCATCCCGTCCTTCTCGAAAAGGAAGCTTGGGCTTTTTTGTTTCAAACTTTTCTTCTTTTATCATCTCTTGTAGTTTAGCTTTAAAGACCTCAGCTACATCTTTTGGTAATTCAAGATTTAGTTTGTAGTGGTTTTGACCCTTAAAGGTATCTGGCTTTTCCAAATGAGGAAATACAGCAATCCCAATAGGGGATGTAATAAACTTCTTTGACATTTGTTTCCTTAGTTAGTTCGCTATATAGATTCCGTTCGCTTCCAGCTTCGCTAACAAGTCTACTGGGACGGGCATTTGGTGATTCAAAAGATCAACACAAAAGTGGTAGATATCGTGAACCGTGTAATCATCGAGATCAAAATCTTCATCATAGACTTCTGCCATATGTGTTCCTTGTGACTTCTCATAGTAAGTGGTATATAATTAGGCAAAAGCATACTCAGCAGACATTATGTCAGCTAATTGCAGATTGCCTTTTTGTGGAACGGAAGACAGTTTGTATCTATTGTGTGTTAACTGTTTCCACGAGGTATCAAGAACATCTTGTAGAACATCATTGTTCTCATAAAGCTCAATAAATGTTCTCTTGATTAACTCACGAAATCTTGGCGCATCGTTTGGTAGACACCCAAAACTATCGTGAACTAATGCTATCGACTTGATACCGACTTGTTTTGCAGCAAGGACAACCATTTGTAGATGTGTTGCGTCCATGCTGTGAACAAATGAAGCGGAAATTGCATTCGCGCTTCTGCTTTTATCTATCCCTGTCGTCTCGATGGCGCTTGATGCACCAACACGTTTACGCTTAAGAACTTTATCCAATAGGTATAGATCAATTCGCTTAACATCCAGTTTGGGATATCGAAGCATTACTGGAAAACCTGTAGGTGTCGTCCAGGTAACAGGTAGTTCTTCGTGAGCCATAGTCCTTGCGATAGTCTGCAAGAACTTCATGACTTCTGCTGGTTTACTAATGGCTTCTTCAATCGACGCATAAATGTGATGGCTCAAGTAACGAGCCGCTGCGTAGCCATTGTCTTCACCAAATGGGTGCTGAGTGTATTTACCAGAGAGAACCTCAAGCTCAAGAGGACGCATTAAGTCCTCCATGAGTTGGTTTTGCATGCCAAATCTTTTGGAAGAGTAACTATAAGTCATAACGTTACGCTTGACTGTAGAGCGGGTTATTCCAAAACGTTGCCATGAATTCGCTAAGATACGTTGGTCGTCTGGTAAATCGTTACGCTTCAGATCATGTTCGACTTTTTGTTTCACTCTGTCAGCAACCGACTGATAGATATCGCTTGGCTCATTATTTGGCACAAGATTAACAAGAGAACTCTCATCTTTGTCAGCGCGGGACATCATACAGAGGTGTTGGAGACCACTACATGATCCATCAAAGGCGACAGGGATGTGAACTGGTCGTCCCTCTATTGCATCATTGAGTGCCATACAGGCTGCTACAAACAAGAAAGGCTTGTCTGCTTTAGTCCACGTAAGGTCTTCTAAAGGATAAGCACCAGTCTCAAAGATAAAGCGCCTATTAGAATTGACCCACTTGATGCGCTCGTCAAAAGACTTTTTAGAGACCTTCTCGAAGTCACCACAATTAGCAAGGTGGACCTTTAGCCAGTAAATGCCTTCTTCGTTAAGAACCTGACCTTCCTCAAATTGAAACATGCTGCGAACAAAATCTTGTCGGGCATATGCAAAATGCGGAAGACCATATACACGACCCCGATAGTCGAAGTTCAATGGTGTCCAAAATGGCTTACCTAAAAGAGCCTCAGCTTGTTTGATATCGCGTGTTAAGATGACACGTTCACCTAACAGACCTCGATTTGCAGTCTTTATGTCTGAAGATTTTGTCTTCCAGAGTTTCTTTTCTGCATCCGACATATCCTCCCAAGTTTTATCCTTAGGTGGGGTCGGTAGGTCAGCCTTGGGAGGTAACCCTGGCACATCAATGTTCAAGTTATAACACGACTTAATCAGGTCAAGCAGTGGACGATTGACAGTCCATTGAACAGCCTGAGCGTGATTGAGAGCCTCTAGGGCTGGTCCCATTGTGTTAGCCTTAATGGCCTCTTCAACGTGACGGCGCACTTTTTTCTGATACGTCCTGACTAGAGAGTAGGGCGTGTTGTCATCCAGATAGAGCTGAAAGTCGGTCCACTCTTTCACGGGGCCTGTTTGTGGCAGACCAATCAGAGTGTTCATGACCAAGGCTTCCATCAGCCCATCTAGTTGAAGTCGAGCTTCCTCTGTAATGGTGATGAGGTTACCATTATCTGATGTAAACAGATTGCCCTCTAAGAGTGTCTCAAGACCTATCTTGCCAGCAAGCAGTCGATCTTTGTCAGACCACTCAGTAAACACAAAATCCTTGAGGCGATTCGCATAGGCGTGTATTGCGCGTTTACGATAGGTCACCGAGCTATGGGTAGACTTGACAACCTTCTCAAGACGGTCAGCTTCTATAGCGTTGTGGTGTTTTAGTTCATCACCGAACGCTTGAAGCTCGATACCGAAACCTATTGTCCTCATTGTCAACTGGATGGTCGGATTGTCATCACCAACCGAACACAATCCGTAATACATCAGGAGATAGGTCAGTCTATCAACGTCCATATCTAGGATGACGCGTGGCGTTCCTCTAAAACCTTTAGCTGATTTTAAGCTAGTCAGTTTTTTGTCAACAAGCTTCCTATGTTCATCGAAGTAACGACCTATTAACATCTGAGAACCATCTGTCGCTCCAAGACCCTGGGCATCCCAAGCTCTCTTCTCGCGTTCCCAGTGTCTGTCTTTTGTTAGCTCTTTTGCTTCACTCATGGTGTCCTCACAAGTCTTGATGAGATGCGCTGGGTTCTCTAAGGTGCGGGGCAGATCGAGATTCGTCGCGTAACTATTTGATATTAGTGTCCAAAACGTAACATAGTGTCATGTGGTATATACTCGATGCGTCTATTTAGATCAACTATCGGAGTTACCTCGTGATTTCAGTGGGTTACAAGGGGGACGCTTCTCTTGAGAAGCTTCTGCAAATCCTTGTACTCCGGTTCGAATCCGGACGAGGCCTCCATTATGCTCATAAGTTATTGATTGTTCGTCGATCAGAGCGCGCGTGGTCGGCAATAATGTGGTATCTAATGGTGCATTTGTAGTTTCGGGGACATTTTGTTCATCTTCGAAAACGAGAGATGCAAGCGGGTTGGTAGCGGGAATAAAGTGGTCATACTTCTTGGTCGTCTTGATACTCGCGTGTCCCAATAGCTTTGCCACGGTCAGACTTGGCGTTCCTTTTTTGGTCATTAAGGTCGCTGCGCTGTGTCGCAAGACATGGGGGGTAATGCGGTCAGGTAACTTCAGCGCGGTAGAGGCATTAAGACACGCGCGATAAATCTGACGGTAATGAGGAACACCAACATCTAGAAGGTTCAAAAGGCTAACTGCCAGAGACGCGGGTAGGGGAACCTGACGGTGTTTCTTGGTCTTCGTGTCCTCAGCCAGAAGACTTATATAATAATGACCATCCCCCTCATCCTCAATCTGGTCGCGCGAGAGAGACATCAACTCGCCCACACGCATGCCGGTAATCAGCAAGACCTGACAGCATGTCGCAATCAGAGGTCCGTGATGTGTCTTTATATATGTAATGAAGCGCGGGACATCATTTTCGCGTACATATGAGATGCGGCCTTCCTCCTCCTCCTGCCAGGGGAGCTTAGGCATAGCGTCTAAAAGCTCTTCATCGACCGCCCATCTAAACGCCTTACTGCCAGCCGCAATAAAACGGTTAATCGTTCCGGCTTTATAAAATGTGCCGCGATTGGTCTTGGTCGCAGCAAGCTTATCGACTGCCATCTGAAAGTGGCGACGTTTGACCTGCGCGAGGGGAACATCACGACCAATCAAGTCTACAAGATATGACCAGCGATATTGTGACTCATGTTCGTCGCGCTGTCCCTTCCACAAGACACGAATAGTTTCTCGATAGAGGTCTCCTATTGTGTAATCAATCGGAGCCTCGCGTTTTGCTGGTCTGCCCATAATTACACTCCAAAATTATCGAGAAGACGCCTTAAGAACTTTTTGCCCTTTGGCGTTAAGGTGTAATGTGTCGCGCGAAAGTCATTAATGTCCTGATGGCGTTCAATAAGACCACATCCTGGCTTACCGTTTCGCTGCTTTTCGCCAACTTCAAGAAGCATGCGCGAGGCAACGGGTGGCACTGTGCCAAGATGTTTCGCATAATCGGTCGGTCCTCCTCCTGGTTTTAACGCCACTAATAAAAATGCGGCCATGTAACTTGCCGGGAACGCTGACTCAATATCGCGAAACTCATTAATTGCATGAAGCAAACGTTGCGCTTTTATCGAGTCATCACGATCCAATTTTTCGCTAACATCATGGTTAGATGTGCGGGGCATGTATTTACTCCCTTTTTGGGTAATCGACTCCAGAGAAGAGGATATCAAGACCTTGCGCCTCAAGAGCCTCTAGCGTCTCATTTATAGTGTCTTCTGGTATCCATCTCAAGGGGGAAGAACTACCGTTCCGATACAACCAGACACCTGTCTGTTGACCATTGGTAAGCACTTCCGACATGAAACCATCACACCAGAATTTAGGGACAGTGTCAGGGTGTATTATGCTGCTTTCTAGGGCGTTTGGGATTAATACCATTATAGGCCTCAGATTGGTTTAGAAGGGTTTAGGGCGTGTTTCCTGCTTTCAGCTAGTATGTGTGCTCTCATACCCTTTTGACGCATCCTGAGAGAAATATAGGTCTTTAAGAGGCCATTATCTCTTATGTTATCATTTGCGCGTAGAGGGGTTATTTCGGGGGTATCCTTTCGTTGACTAGGGGTAAAGTTCTAGCTCTGTTCTAAACATGAAACATGTCCAGAATGAGAACACAAGGCGCGAGTCCTGTCTACGGGATGTGGAAAAGATTTTAACGCCTTGTTTATAATTAGTGTCAGGAGACACGCATAAACGTGAACTCAGCCATTGGTGGATCAAATCGCGTCGTAGGGCCTCGCCAGGGTTCACACGATATGAAGTCACCAAAGGAGGCTAATTGCTTCTCACATGTCTCGATGTCTTGGCTGTCGAGTCCTAACGCGTCACCCGTCGAGAGATAACGCGCGTAACGACTTGGCGCGAGGATGTAGGAGACTTCGCTGAACTTAGACATTGACTTCCTCCCGCTCTAGCCAATGGATACGCGCGAGGGAGACTGGTGGAATCTCACGCTTGGCCTTATCGGATGCAATGAGATTGCTGATGATCCACGCTCGAAGGCGTTTAGGGTTACGCACGACACGACTTCTGTGCGCTTTAAAATAGGCAAGGTCATAATACATAAGAGTAACACCACAAATAAGAGTAGGAAATTGAGGGCGCGCGTGATGCATGCCCTCAGATTGTAATCAGGCTACTGCGAGATGCTGGCTTGATAAAATTGAGGCCATGCGTTCCGTTAAAGACCACAAGGCGCGATTGAGTTTCACGTCTTGGTCGATACCATTGACAGGACGCGTAGTGACACGCCGCAATTGAGTCCTACCGCGCACGTCTTGCGTTGCGCGCATGCCCGATAAGCCGCCCTTGATTGCGTTCTCTTGAATAACATTGAACACAGTCCAGAGGTCTGACTTAGTGTCTTCACTACGCCGCGGGATTAACAATTGCTCATGCGTGATAGGCGTTTCAGCGCCCTCAAAGCGCAACATGTGTGACTCAGCCGCTAACGCCTTTGCAGCATCAC